GAATCCGGTGCAGTTGGGAAGAGACGAAAGACCCTTAACCCTTCTCTTGGGGTTTCCACGAATGCAGGTGTTGTAGCCGCCGTCTAAGACGGAGTTGTACCAAGGGTCTCCAGCCTTAGGCGCTTCTGTCATGGGAACGAAATCGCTCATTCGTCTATACCGTTCTGCTTCTTATAGTTTGCGGTAGAGATGCCGAGAATCACACCAAGGAAGGTGTCAATCGCGGTGATGGTCGCCGCAACCTGTTCTGGGTACGGAAGAGGAACGATGTCCTTCCAGATCGATCCGAGCGCAAGGTATAAAGTAGCGAGTGCAGGAAGCAGTAATCTCTGCACCCATTTGAGTTTGTCGTACCAACTATTAGGAATAATCATGTCGGTTCTCCTTTCGATTTCTCACTTCTTTACCGCGAGGCTTCTCAGCCATTCGGCGTATTTTGCTCTGAGCTGTGAGAGATTTTCCTGCGCTTTGTGAAGCTCGCCGTTTGTCTTTCCATTCACGATCGCGACAGTCTGCGCTTCCGCCAGATCCGCGGACAGATCCATGTACTCCAGCACGAAGCGATCGCGCTCTTCGCGTCTGTTCTCGCGTTCGTCTGCTGCCTTCTGCCGCTTCTCGCGGTCCTTCTTATCGTCTGCGGCACGTTTACCCAGCCACGCCACGATGACAGCGGTGACGGCCTGCAGAATAGAAACAAAGATAGTTTCCATCGCGTGCGCCTCCTCCGTTCTATGCTTCGGTGGTGGGTTCGGGTTTTGCCACGGGCTTCACTCTGTACTCGTTCCGCAACTGTGCGCCTTCGTCCGTGGACAGGGTCACGAGGTAGCGCGGGCAGTTCTTGTCCTTGCGGTTTGTCGCGCACTTCTGATGGTACAGGCCGTAGGCCTCGTCCTCGTCCTCTTTCTCGTAGGCGGCGAAGGATGCCTTGCCTTCGTTGTTCCACGTCTTCTCGAAGATATTAAAAGCCATTGTTTTTTCCTTTCTGCCGTTCGGCTGATAGGGTGATAGGTTCAGTATGGCGGCAACACGCCCCGCCGCCCGTGGGGTTAAAGTTCGCAAGATAAGCGGACTACGGTGTCGTATACATAGCCGATGACAGAATTTAAATTTCCTGAAAGTGCAAACTGAACGGTCGGGGTATTATAGGTAAGGCTTGTCACCGTTGCCGATGTGATGTTCTGCTCACCGCCCGCATCTCTTGCACCACCTGCGTAGATAAGCGCAGGTGTAGGTACACCCGCCATCTCAATGCCGTTAAGAGTTACGATCGCTGTGTTACCGCCGATAACGGCGGGAGTTCTGGTCAATGGCACATACCGCAGATACCGTTTACACTTCCGCAGTTCTTCGCCGAAGTTTGGCGGCACATCATTTGCAAGGGTAGAAACCGTACCGACTTCAAGTTTGACGGCGGCGATTTTCCTCTGCGTTGCAACTTCAAACCCACCGAAGTATGTGTTGTACATCAGGAATTCGCTTGCTCCTGCATCTCTGTAGAAGTATGTGTCGCTTGCAGAATTAAACACCGCATACCCCGACAACATCGTGCCGTCTGCTAATAGTGCGGAAAATGTCAGCGTTTTGCCGTTTAGGTTTGCGACCTGCGGAAGTTTCTGCACGATAACACCGCAGGATATTCCGTCTGCCGCAATAGTCATAGCGGCGGCGGCATACCATCGGTCAATGCTATTCGTATACGCCGAATAACTCGTCTGTCCCCGCTGATTTATCGGGAACACCCCATCGCCAAGTTGCGAACCGCCGCCCACGAAGTAGGCGTTGTCGAGTAGGTTGTCGTTTGAGTTATAAACATCCGTCGCGTCTATGTGCGCCCCGGGGTTCGTCATCTGGTAAGTTTCACTCATGTCAATTAAAGCCATATATACCTCCTATGCTGGGTTGTAGTAGACGATGATCAGCCCGTCGCCGCCCTGTCCGCCTGCAGAACCGAGACCACCTGCGCCGCCTGTGCCGAGGTCATACGAGTAACCGCTTTGGTTATCGGTTTTTGAGTATGATGCCGAAGCACCACCGCCGCCACCGCCGCCATTACCGCCTCGGCCTGCTTGCGTTTCTGTGGCTTGAGGCCAAGTTTCCGCATCTGCGCCCGCGCCACCTACGACGCGCCAAAACCCCGTTGATGGGTCGCCACCTTGACCGACATTTCCGTCTGCTTTATGTGCGGCTCCACCGCCACCAACGCCTGCGGTTCTATAATTCCGCTTTGATGCACGGAAACGAACCCCGTTTATATATGCACCGCCATAGTTGACGGTTTCATCTTCGTTAGTGTGATTTTCGCCGTTTGTTGAGGTATCAAGGTTCCAATCGCCGTAACCGCTACCGATACCGCCATCTCCGCCACGTTCGCCCTCTGTGTTCAGCGTCCCGTAGGAGTCGCCCGTCAGGAAGTTCGTGTAGTCATCGATAAGTTGCGAACCGTCTGCTGTGCTATATGCATCCAGTGTCGTGTCCGTGCCTGTCTGGCCGAGATCTCCGTTAGACGCGCCTCCGGCACCACCTACACCGACGGCCGCACCGTCATAGTAGGATGGCAACGAGTTCACGTAGAACGAATAGATCCTGCCGCGTTCGCCTGGCTGTCCCGGAGATCCACCTGCACCGCCCAATACAACGCCACCAAGGTCTGGTTCGTGATCTATAACGGTTGCGTGATGACCCTGTTCTCCGTCAAACCCTGCCTGTCCACCACCTGCGCCGCCCAGCAGTACTACCAGTGCCTGCGCTCCTACCATCTCGGCAGGAAAAGTCAGCCGCCCATTTACGATGTCCGCCTGCCTGAAGACCCTGTAGGCTGAGTATGCATCTCCAAAAGGCCCTGGCGTCCAGTCCAGCGCAATCGTTGCCGCCGCGTTCAGCCGTTTTGACAGCGTGACGTGCATATTTTTGATGTAGCCAGTCTGCTGGTCGCCGAACGGGTCCTTGAAGTTCACCTTGTCGCCCGGCCTCTCGTTTGTGACTCGCATTGTGTAACTGACTTCTTTCGCGATGCTGTAATATCCCGCAACACGCTTCGCCACGTTCGCCACGTTTCCGGGGTTGACCATGAAATTGTTCTGGACCTGTATCACGTTCGGCTCCGACTTGCGCCCTGTGTCGATGGCGTAAACAGACGTGACGTGCGTGTACTTCTGCCCTGTCAGCGTGCCGATGCCTGTGACGATGGCGTAGTTTGCGCCGCTCTCCTCAATGGTCAGCCCCGTCGCTTCCAGATCGTGGCAAGGCTCTGTGAAGTCTACGACAAGATGCGTCGCCGCGACTCCCGTCGTGTTCTCATAAAGAGTGATGCGCTCGTCCGTCTGCAAGGCGTGGTATTCGTGCGAGGTCACTTCGACTCGTGTTGCTGGCTCAAAGTTTTCGATGCTCCCACCAACGTTAAGGTTAACGTCAGGGATGGTCTTAACGACGCCAGACCCGATATACCCGAAGTTTATCGTTCCGTTCGGATTTTTCTTGACGGAACCGCCGCTCATAAAAAGCAGAGCCTGCAGGTTGTCTCGTGCCGCTTTTACCTTTGGTAGCCATCCTTTGCATGTTACGTCAGCAAGGGCGGCGTCAATAGTGTACGGAATATTGCCCATGATTTCGCGGACGATGTTTCCGAGGCTTTCGCTTTCATATATGCCGCCGTTGTGTCCATAGTAGGTCGTCATGCCAATGCCAGACGTGCAAGTAAAGCGATATATTTTCTTCGCGATTCTCTTCACGGTCTGGACATAAAACTGACCCACCATGGTTGCCCCGTCGTTTATGTAGTACTGCAACGTGTCGCCAAAACGAAATGATTCCGGGTCAAAATCATCTGCCTTTACTACGAGGAATTTTCCGTTCGCGTCCTGCAGGTACTTTCCGTTCGCGTCGATTAAGAAGAGCAGTTTTCCCTTGTCGTAAATCAGGTTGAATGAAAACGTGTCCGGCTTCAGTTCTTCTCCTATCATTCCGTGATACAGCATCAGGTTGTTCCCTTCGCCGCCACCGATAGCGAGGTTTTCGTCTTCTATTCTTTGCTTTCCGTAAGTGATAACGTTCATGTTCATCGCTGTGTAAACGTCAATACGACGCCTCCGTGATACTTGCGTTCAGCCGTGTCAATGACAGTTCGTGACTGCCCGACCGATATTCTGTAACTGCCCTCAACCGTGACATCCCCTGATATGTATTTCAGCGGCTGGTAAGGAACATCGACCGCGTTTTGCGCCAGCGTCAACAGCGTGTTTAACTGTGCGTCCGTCAATGGCCAGCATTGCACCACGACGTCCTTTTTGTACGCCAACGGGTCCGGCTCACGCGTGCCTGCAATGCTGTCAATTCCGTTTGGTCCTTCCACAACTCGCGGAACCACGCTGACGTTGTACTTGACAGTCATTGCTCCGATGTTATAACCGCCGTATGTTAACGTCATATCGCGCTTCCTCCCATCGTTACGTAATTTCCTCCTTGGAATTGCTGTGCCTTCCGAAGCGGATCAACAAGCAACTGCGCCAGCGTGATGCTGTCGAGCGTAAGTTGAATACTAATAGGCTGGCTGTTTCCGCTTTCCTGCGTCTGCGCAATGCTGGTTCCGCTTTTTCCGCTGATGCCCATAGATGCCTTCGGCTCGAAGGCGTCCTTTACGGCTCCTACAACACCGCCAACCGTGTTCAGCAGGCCTCGCTCGCCGCTTTCCAAGCCCTCTGCGCCGCCTTCCAGCAGTTTCTCGAACACGTCTGCCGCCCACTTTGACGGGGAATGTTCATCGAAGCCGCTTTTCCCGGTAAACCAGCCCTTAATTTTGTCTACAACGCCAGCGACTTTGCCCTTCAGCCATGCCACCTTATCGTTGATTCCGTCCCACAATCCTGTCAGCAACTGTGATCCAACGTCGCGGATTTCTTTTACGCCGTCCAGCAGTGCGTTCACGATGGCCTTTATAATCTGCGGAATGTTCCGTACCAACTGTGGGATTGCCTGAATAAGGCCCTTACCAAGCGCAATTATGAGTTTCCCTGCCGCCTCAATCAGTTTGTCCACGTTGTTCAGCAAGGTAAACACGATTTGCAGGACCACGTCTACAATCGTCGGAATGAGTTCCGGCAGGCTTTCGGAAATGCCATCCGCCAGAGCCACGATTACATCCAGCCCCGCCGCAATCAGCGTAGGCAGGTTTTCTATCAGCCCCTGCGTGATGGTGATTACTCCGTCTGCGCCTGCGACCAGCAGTTTCGGAAGGTTCTCCGTTATGGCCGTCAACAGCGATGTGACAATCTGGCTCCCCACGTCTATTACGTCCGGGATTTTCTCGCTGATTTGGTCAATCATGCTCTGGACGCCTTCGCTTACAAGGGCAATCCCTTCGTCCCCGTTGCCGGAAAACAGTTCCGTAATCCCGTCCATGACCGTCGTAAGAGACGGCATTAGGTCTCCCATGATGCCCCTCTTCAGGCCGTCAAACGAGGTGGTCATGTCCTGCAAACTGTCCTGAAATGCCGCCGCCGCTTTCACGGCTTCGTCGCTCATGACGCCGCCCAGTTCGTGCACCCTTTGCCGCATGGCCTCGGTGTCCTCTGCGCTTGTGTTCAACAGTGCGCCCAGTTCGGTTGCGCCTCTTCCCAGCAATTCAGCCGTCAGTGCGGTTCGCTCCGTTCCTTCTTCCATCCCTTGCAGGCCGGAAATGACACGGGAGAACAGGTCCTCTTGGCTCAAATTTGCAACTTCTTCCTCCGAAATGCCGAGTTTTTGGAAGGCGTCGCTACCTTTTTCGGCTTGTTGGGCCAGCGTTTTCATGGACGGTTTCAGCGCTTCGATGCTGGTCCCGCTGTGTTGCATGATGGCGTCCCACTCCTGATAGGCCTCCGCAGAGATACCCATCTTCTGGGACATTTTGTCGATGTTGTCCCCGTAGGCCGCTGTCTGCTTTGCGCCAGCAATCATCGCCGTGGTTGCCGCCGCCGTCCCGGTTGCTATCGCTCCGACAGCCGCCGCTCCGACTTTGCCAGCAGTTCCAAGCGCCGTCTTCAGTTTGCCGCCAAAGCCTTGTGCCTCGGTCTCCGCATCCTTCAGCCCCTGCTCGTATTCGCTTTTATCCAGCCGAATTACGGCCATTAAATCGAATAGGTTCATAGTTGTCCACTCTTACGGTAAAAGTCGCTCTATGGGCCGATTTTCGACCAAATAGAGGCTACTATCTCTTCCTGTGTACGTTCGTCCGGCGCCTCAACCAAGTCTGGCCGGATTATTTCGTAGAGCCTCATGTTCATGCACACCCCGCCCTGAACCATCTTGGACGTGTTGTCCGCAATCGCTTTCAAGGCATCTGCATAATAAATGCGGCACGCCTCGTCACGGTCGGCTGTCCGCCACCTTGCCAATACGTACCGCACAAAAGGCTTTATTCGTCGTGCGCCTCTGTATTCTCCGTAGCAGGCCCAGAAGAGGTCTTGTCCGTGCTCTGTGCCTGCGACTGAAAAAGGCTCACCAGTTCCGGGTCATTCAGGATTTCCAGCAGTTTTGCTGGAAGCGTGAGCAGGCCAGGCCTGTATGTCTCTGGGTTTTCCCCGTCCAGCGTTGCCAATATGTATAAAATCGGCCTTTTATGCTCTTTCAGGGCATATTTAACCGCTTTCGCCTTCGGCCCGCTGTTATAAATCTTTCGAAATTCAGGGTCCCCAAATACTTCTGCCGCTGGTTCAATCAATTCTGCCAGCACTTCCAGTGCGTCTTCTCCCTTGTAATCCGATAACTTCATATTTCACCTCGCTATGCCGCAATAACATAAAACTCCATCGGCACAACATCCTGCGCATTGATGGAAACGTGCCCGGTCACGGTCATTGCCATTGTTCCCTTGCCGTTCTTGGTGGTCTTCATAGAAAAGCCTCCAGTAGACAGTGCGTTCATCAGTTTGATAGCGACTGCCCCGCCATCGGTTTTATCTCCGACCCACCAAAGATCCGAAAAGTCCGTGGTTTGCAGTTCTGCTCTCGGGGTCACCTTCGTGATCCCGGTCTTGTCTGCCGCACCAATAGCCAGCGCAATGTTTGCCTGATTGAACTTGATGTTGCTAAAGGACATGGAGCAGTCCCAGCCGTCCAGCCTCTTAAACTCCATCATGTTGTTCGGCACGTTGTCCACGTCTTCTCCGAAGTCCGTAAACGTCGGCACGCAACTTACAGAGATGCCGCCCGTTGTGGTGCAAATAATATCTGCATCCGCAGGCGCCGCCGGTTTTTCCGGGTCAAACGTTGTCAGCAGAACTCCTGCATTGATTTGCAGTTCGTTAAAAGCGTCCGCCGAAATCTTTGTATACGTCATTTGTTTTGCCTCCGTCACAAAGCGGTAAGAAATTCCGCTTCAAGGTTGATGTAAATTCTGCGGATTGCGTCATTTGGGTCACTCATACGCTGTGCGAACGGGGTTCCCCGCTTCAGCCAGATTTTCCCGCCGTCGTAGTTCAGCAAGACGCCGCCTTGCGGTATAGCGTTGCCGATTGCCCCTTTCAGGGCTGTCACTCTCGTCCACGTGTAGGACCTGTCCCAAACGCTAACGGCGATTGATACCGGGTTCTCGAAGTCCCCTTCAGCGTATGCGTATGTCAGCCTCGGCAGGCTTGCGTTTTCCGGCACCGTGTTTTCGTCGTAGGCCGGGACGTTAAAGCCCTCAAAGAACGCCTGTATGGTCTGTGATGCGTTAAGAAGCATCTGGTATCACCCACTCTTCCGCTCTCACTCTTCGCAGGTTCAGGCCAGCCGTTCTCGGGGTCTTGTCGTCGTCTCCGTCCGTCGTGACTCGGAACACCTTGTTGTCGCTGGTCCTCTTGAAAACATCGTGGTATTGCAGATTGATGGACTTGTCCGTCAAAACGGTGTACAGCGCTGTAACGCCTTGCGCCTGCGCCGTTGCCCCTTCAATGCTGTTGTCCAGCGCTATACTGGCCGAAAAAGAGGCTCCCTCCACCCATCTGTATTCAATCCCGCCGTAACCGTCCGGGAAACTGCGTTTGTCCATGATTGTGCAGGTTTCCTGCGTCGCTTTCAGTAGGCTCATAAGTGAATTCGCCTCCAGTTTTTCAACTTCCCTGCAAACTGGTCCATCCACGTGTAGCCGCCTGCTCCGCTTTCTGTGCTCCCCTTGCTGTAACTGTACCCTCCAAAACTTTCGCTTTGATACGGGCTATTCATGGCCTCGCTGTTTTCCGCAACCCACGTTTCGATTTCGCTGGCAAGGGCGACGACCGAAGGAGGAACAGCCATCGCCCAGACGGCACCCTCAAACGTCTCGTCAACCAGCGAGTCTTCTTCGTCGCCGTACTTGTGTACGCCGTCGTTGAAGACGCTTCCGACAATGCGGTAATACTGGCCCTCTGCCAAAAAAGAGAGCGGCTCAATGACGCCCTCGCTGATGGTAAAGGTGCCACTATGAATATCTGCCTCCCGGTTCCGTAAGAAGTAGTTCTTCAGTTCATGACACAATTCAGTCAGCATCATTTGCCGCTCCTCCTTTTGCCGCTATATTAGTGCGTTCCAGTAGATGCCGGAGTGATGGTTCCCTTTACGACGCCAGCCGCATACTCCACGAAGAACTGGATGCCGTCCATAACAAGGGTCTCAATCTGCGCACGTTCTTCTGTGGCGTAGCCGGACTTGATGCCGATGTAGCCCAGTTCGTCAGCGGTCAGGCTAAAGGCGTCTGCGATGTCGCCGTTCATCGTCAGGTAGTACATGACGATGTTTTCCTTTGCAGTCGCAATAAACGTGCCCTGCGTGATATTGCTGTTCATGATTACGGTGCCCAGACCGAGGAAATTCTCGATGTAGTTCATGCCGAACGCAGTCTGCATGGTTACCTGTGCGGCACCGAGATAAGTGGCAACATCGAGCGGGTTCAGGAAATACACTGGCTCTGCGGCATCGTTTTCAAACTTGACCTGTAACTGGCCCCAAGCCGCCGCAAGTGCGGACTGAAGGTCAGCCCCAGTTGCGGTGCTGGACCCGGTGATGCTTCCGTTCAGCAGGGTGAAGAAGTCAGTACGGATGCCCGTCTGTACGTCCTTCAGCAGTGCGGCATCGGTGTCCCGTACTGCCGCTTCATAGCCGGACTTCTTGATGGCTTCTGCGGATGCGGCCTTTCTCCACTTCTTCAGCGTGATTTCGCCTACTGGAGTCTTCGTGGTAGCGTATCTGGAAAGGGGAATGACTTCGCCTTCAGGTACTGCGCCGTTCTGGAGCGTGCCGGAGGTCGTATACACGTACATCGTGGTGCCTTCCATCATCGGAATTTTTCTGGTGACGCCAAGCACCTCAATGAGTTTTGCGAGGCTGGTGTGAGTGAATCGGTTAACGAAGTCAATCTCTCTTGCCTTCGCCATCTGCGCCTGTGTAATCAGGTTGGTTTCTGCACTGGTAGTTAAGTTTGTCATTGTTTTCTGCCTTTCTCGGCCCTAAAAGCCGAACAATTCATGGTTTTCTGCGATGGCACGCTGACGCTCTCCGGCATCCTTGATTTGCATGATTTCCTCTTTGGTCTTTGCGCCGCCGCCGTTTCCGGGAGGGTTGTTCGTCCCGGCTCCGCCAGTCTGCACCTTTCCCACAAGGCCCTTGTAGGTCCCTGTCAAGAGTTCATCCAGCGCTTTCGTGTCCTTAATCTTATCGCCATCCAGTTCCAGCCCGGAGATTTCGTCCTTGCTTCCCCTGATTGCGATTTCGAGGTTTGCGCCTGTAATGCCTTTCTTCTCGAAGTAGGCCCGGGCCGCTTTTTCTTTTGCCGCCGCCGCCTCTTTGCCTTCAATGTCCTTCTTGTAGTCCTCGAATGCCTTCTTTTCCTTCTCGTACTTCGACTTGTAGTCGTCTCCGTCCTTCGACTTGGCCTTCAGGTCATCGAGTTCTTTCTGGACGTCTTCCAGCCCCTTCGCATCCTCCTCCGCTTTCTTGAGCTTGTCCTTCAACCCATCGACGGTTTCGGTGTGTGCGTCAATAATCTGGTCAATTTTTTCGTCTTCGATGCCCATTGATTTCAAAAGTTTCCTTGTCAGTGCCATGGTTTTATTCCTCCTCGTATTTCCAAACAAATCCGCCTGCCGTTTTGCAATCCCCACAACAATTGTGGCTAATTGCTCCTCTTTCAATTCCCGTAATGGTAGATGCCACAACAAGACTTGAATATTCGGCTAATTTATTACCAAAAAAATCATATTGCGAAACTTTTTTGCCGTGTGCGTGCAGATTGTTTTCTTTAGACGTACACCATTCAAGATTTTCAACACAGTTATTGTGTTTGTCTTTATCCTTATGATTTACCTGTGGCAAATTTAACGGATTTGGAATAAACGCCTTTGCAACCAATCTGTGAATAAAGTGCTGTTTTGGTTTTTGACCTTCTTTGCACAGCACTACGGCCAAATAACCGCAATTGTTTTCTCTCGGTTTTAGTTTGCGAAAAGAAATTACTTCCCCTTCGTCACTGACGGCATACATTTCTTCATATCCATCAATGGGTTTCCAAAGTGCCATCTTCGTCCTCCTATTCTTCGGCGAAAATTCTTTTTCGTTCGGATTTTTTGGTATTTGTTGTCGTATTCATTTTATTGCCCGATTTTTTCCCTGTCAAGGCTTTATGCGTTTTTCATCGCCTGTTCCATCAGCGCTTTGTACTCGTCGCCGTGGTTTTCTGCCGCTGGCCGCAGGTAAGGCCGGGCCGCCATTCTGCTGGTTCCCAACTCAACATCAATATGTTATCGCAAAGGCTTTTTATCCTCTGCTTCTTATGGTTTCCCATAAGTTCGGCGTACATCATCATCCGATATGGATGTCGGACACTCTTGGAAGGATTATATTTATTCACCATCTACGCTCTACGGTGACAGTCAGCCTTTCGTAATCTGACTATTTACCTCGGTATTAGCTGTTATATATACTGATAATGCTGTCTTCTATACGACTTGTTTTGACCGTTACAAACCTTATATAGCCCAAATAATGAAAGATTTTCTTTTTCTGCACATTCTTTTACCGAATTATATATTTCACCAGTCTCAATGTGCAGAACCTTTTTCTTATTTCTTGCTTCAAATGCCGTGTTACCCTTTTGAAATCTTCCATCGCCTTGTTGGCTTTTAACACCCTTTGTTCCTTCTCCAAACGTTTTATTCCAACCGTTATTTACAGTATTGTATTGTTCTATGTATTGTTCTTCTAATAGTTTAGCCTGTGTTTTTGACTCAGTTTCTTCCAGAATTACAAATTCATAGCTTTTATCCAACCTTCTTCTATAACGGTGTTCATATACACGTCTTTTGAAACTAACGGTCTTCCCAACATACCATATTTTATCATTATGTTTTATAGCATATATAGTATACATAATCGGCTTCTATTTCTCCTGCGTTTTTTATTATTATTATAACACAGAATTATCATTTTTACAAATGCCGATTTTGCCCGATTATTCGATACACATTACTGTGTAAAGCCGCATGTATGTTTACGGAGCATACTCCACGTTTGTGCCGATGTACACGGCCTCTTCGTCCGCCTCGTGGCTGATGCTGTTCCGCAGGCGTCCCGTGTCTACCGGGCAAAGTTCTTTTGCATACCCTTCAGCAACTAGTCCGATTGCCTCCAGCCCTGCCGCAAATGCGTCGTAGGCCTGCTTCAGGATTTCCTCGCTGTTATCGGTCAGTTTTACGTCGATGTCTGCCATGTCTATTTCCTCCCAAATCCAAGCACCCTCGTAACCAGCGTGCAACGGCAGTTGTAAACATTCGCAGGGTCTGCGTCCGGGTCTCCGGGGTACATGATTTTCCCGATGCTGTTCTCGAACGGATCGTCGATTTCTCGCTCCTGCCCGTCCAGTTCCAGATGTTCTTCTCTAGTCCGTTCGTCGTTTGTCGCCATCCAGACCTTTACAATCTGCACGCCCATGTCCTCTGCCCTGTGGTAACTGTCCATCCGGCCCCGGTTCTCGGCGCTGGTGGTGGCTGTTCTTGCGTTTCGCACGGCGCTTGTCAGGTTCATTTCGGTTACGTGCGTCAGGCGTTTTGATATGTCCGGGATGCTTTCTCCCTGCAAGATGCCCTGCATGATCTCGCTGTTTACCTGCTTTGTGTTCCAGCGTACGTCCTTCTTTCCGTTCACGGTCTTGTACGGCAACAGCGTTTCGTCCTTTGTGGCAAGGCTCTTTACCGTGGATGCGTCTACCATTTCAAATGAGTAGCCTTTTACCTGCCCGGCGATACTTTTTCCCGTTTCGTTGTAATTCAGGCTGTACACGTCCGGCATCCTGCCGTTGATGTAGTCCGTCGCCGTCTTGTTGACCCGCAACAGTTCGTTTGCGTATTGCTCTGAAAGGGCCTTAAAATGCTCACTGTGCAAAGTTTTGTTCAAAAGGAAAGAGTTGTACGCATCCTCTGCTTTCTTTCGTTCTTCGGGCGATTTTGCGCCTTTAACGGCCTCTAAAAGTGCGTTCCCCTTTTCCTCTTGTTTTGCGAGGTACTCTTTCAGTTTCTTTCCGACGTCCTTGTTGGCCTTGCTGTAGATGGCTTTCAGTTTGCGCTCCATCGTAGCCAACTGTTTGTCCGTCGTGATGTGCGCCTTGTCCATCTGCTATTCCTCCACGTATTCTTCCTCAACCGAGTACCGGGCTATGTCGCCTGCCGCTTTCTGTGCCTGCACCTCATCCAGTTTGTCAATGTCCCCGTTCACCTCGAGAATTTTGCTGGTGACGTATTCGTCGGACAGGTACTGGGCCGCCGTGATGACGTTCTGGATTTCCTCTTGCTTATTGACGAGGATGGACCTCGTGTATGTCGGTGCATCCTCCACCCCAACCAGTTTCAGCAAGCCCAGAATGAAATCCGTCACGCATCCCTCAAAGAGGTTGCACTTTGCGTTCAGCGGTTCGTAGGATGCCTTAATCTGTGTTGCCGTGGTCGCTCCGCTTGCGATATTCTTGGTGTCCAGCGCCATGAAGTCCTCAAACAACTGCGTCCGCAGTCTTTCCAGCGCTGTCTCATTTGCCGCTACAGGCGCTTCTACCGTGTGCGCATCTACGTCGGACCCTGCGGAGCCTCCGTCAGCGTGCACCACTCTGGTCGTCCGCAACTGCCGCAGGAAATTCGCATCGTCAATATCGTCCATGCCGCCGTAGTTCTTCAGGACCCAGTAAATGAGGTTCCCTTCGTCGATGTTGTTTACCATCTGGCTCGCCATCAGGTCGTAGGCATCCAGCGTTTCCTGCCCGCCAATTAACTCGCTTTGCTTATTTGTGTTGTACAGCGGGATAATCGGGAACGACGGGTAGTTCTTGCCTTCATAAATCACCGTTTCATCCGTGGCCTCCGTCGTGACCGTCGTCAAGATGTATGGCCTCTTTTCCTGCATGATGGTGATGTCCGTGTTCTCCCTGCGGATGTACTCGGTATACCCGTCCTCTTCGTACAACGTCATGCGGAGCGGCTTACTGCTGTCTACCTGCCAATAGCGGATGCCTGCCCGCAGTGCTCCGTTCTCTTCGTCGAACAGCGGCACAAAAGCGGGTTCCCCTCCGTTCGGGGATGCGTTGAACACCTCCAGATGGTCATAGTTCCAAAAACCGTACGCCTGTCCTGCGTTCAGCGCTCCTATTGCCAGTTTCTGCAAGGCGATGTCAAATCCCGGGCCGCCCAGCATGTCTTTGGTCCCTTCTTCCGCAAACGAAACGCCGTTCCCGAGCAAATACTGTACCTCCTGCGTGATAAAGTAGAAATAGTACCTGCACGGCACCTTATTGTTTGCCGCATACGGGTCCACTTCCGCTTTCCCCAACATGTTGTATACCACCTTTTGAAGGTTCATAATGGTTGGGTTCATGTGTCTGTAGTACAGCCCAGCCGCTTCGCTCACTCTGTACAGCCGACTGCTCTTGTGCTCCGAAATGGCCGCAAGCATGAATTCCTGTTTGGTCTTCTCGTTTTCAACCACTTCCAGCAGGTCCTGATAAGTCTTAATTGTGCTCATCCCCTTTCATACTTCCAAACATAACCTCCGCCCTTCGCCGCTTGTTCGCCAACTGCATTGTTTTTACAAAATACCTCATGGCGTCCATGCAATTATGAACGATCAAGCCATTGTTGACTGAAAAATTTTGATTGTCCTCCACCTCAAGATTATATACATCAGCGAAGCCCTTTTTCCGGATTGCCTTTATTCCAACGCAAGAAATTCCGGCAACTTCGGCAACAGGTTTTTGCTTTTGAATACTTGTTGGTGACGAACTCTTTTCCACACCATTCGCATATTCTTGTCTCATTATCAACACCGCGCTTTCTTCTGTTTGCAGCCCTGCAAGCGTTTGAACAAAACTTGTTTGAGCCACATTTAACCGCCTTAAATTCTTTTCCGCATTCTTCACAAATAAAAGTCTCTTGTGAATGCAACCTGTCTTTCATGTTCTCATAGTGCTTTTTATGCCATTCCCGGCCAGCCTGTGATTTGTGCCACTCGGACGCCTTTGGTATAGCTTTCTTGCTTAATATATCCAGTTGCTGATTATAACGCGCCTCGCCCCAAGATGCACCATGCAACTTTAAATGCTCCTTTGCTGTCATTAGTTCCAGATTGTCAATCTCGTTGTTAGATTTGTCAAAATCTTTATGGTGAACGTGATAACCTTTCGGAACTGTACCGTTGTAATATTCCCAAACGCAAACGTGCAAGCGCTTATGGGTCTTGGCGTTCAAATAATAACCAGTTCTCTTGTCTCTCCTAAAAACAAAATCATTGAATATGGCAATGTCTCCGTCTTCATAATACTGTATCATAATATAGGCCTCCTTTAGTCTATATTATAACGCAATGCGTCCATTACATCAATGATTTTATCGGATAATAGCAAGTCTTTTGCTAACACATAGCCTCGAATGGTCAATATTGGGTGTTCTCCAGTGCAACGTATAATTCTCCCGTCTTCAGTCTCAATTTCATAAAGCTCGGCCTGCTGTTGTGTCATTCTGCAATCGTGATACGGCTTTAACTCGGCCTGTTGAGTCGCTAAATTAAAGCTCCACACTTTGCCGGTTGTGCCTACCAGTTGCTTAATCGGAATTGCGCCTGAGTCTGTATCAACCATCGTTTCTCCTGTTAAACAGTGGTCGTTTACCTTCACGGGCTTATCTTCCTGCACGGTATCGTCCCATACGTAGCCCTGCACCTCTTTCTGCCATGATTTCAGGCCCGGCGCCACCTTTATCAGGCCTGCTCTCATGCATGTTGCCGTTTCTCTTATCCCGTCCGAAACGGCGTTGTCTGCCTGCCACGTGCCGAACATCTTCCGGCCCTCCGCATCCTGCGTCCTGCGCTTTTGCAGGGCCGCTATAAACGAAGCCGCCGATGGGTCAATTATGGTCTTTATCGGCCATGGCGGGCTTTGTGGCTCTCCTGCTATCGTTTTATACTGCCGGAAAAAGGTTGTCAACCATCGTTCCAAATCGTCTGCGTATTCTTCGTCCGTCTTTTGTGCGCCTTCGTCTCTGCCGGAGTAGTAGTATTCGCTTACGGCGTGCCAAACTTCTCCGTATTTCCCCCACAGCAGGGCCGCAAATGCGTTCTGCGTGCCGTAGTCCAGCGACAGCATGTATTTTTCCGCCCTCTGCTCCGGCGCTTCCGCAACTGCCTCCATGTACATGGGGTATATCAGGCCTTCCGCCTGCGTCCACTCTCCGTTGATGTACCTTCCGTAGTAGACGGTTCCTTCGTACTCTTTGCA